TTGCCCTGTGGGCCAGCCGGGCCAGTTTCGCCGCGTTCGCCCTTAGGGCCGGGCGGGCCAGGCTGCCCGCCGCCCGCATTGGGTCGCTTCTCAAACTCTCTCTGAACAGCAGACTCAACAGCCGGGGTAAGGCTCTGCACAAGCTCATTCGCAAGCACAGCGCGAGCAACCGTATGCGCTTCACGCTTCACCCCCTCAAGAGGCTTACCGTAAAGCTCTCTCTCCTCATTCACAAGAGCGACACTCTGTAACACTTCAGACATGATCTTTTCCTACGCTCCCTTAATAACAGCAATCGAAGCCGCGAGCGCGGTTAGTTGTTCCTGCGGTGCGTTGAGTGCTTTGAGTGCTGTGTATTGGGTTTCTAGATTTTTGAGGTTTTCGAGGTATGCGTTTAGTTCGCCTTTGGCCCATGCGATTTGTAGGTTCCACAGCCACGGGGCGGGGATTGTGTCGTATGGGTTGGTTTCGTTGCCGCCGCGTTCGCCGATTGTGTCGTTGGTTAGGTAGAGGTTTCCGACATTGAGTTTTTCGGCTTTGTGCAGGATTTTGACGGCTTGGTCGAAACTGGTTACATCGTGGATGCAGTGCCAGAATTTTTGCCGTGGCTGCCCTGCATAGTAGTTTTCTTGGAGCCATGTTGAGGCTTCATAGAAGGCAGCTTCGCGTTCAAAGGTCATGAGGTAATCGGCGGCTGCGAGCATCCCTTCAGAGGTTAGGGTTCCGGGGTTTGCGACTACTAGACCGGCGGGGAATAGTTTCTTCAGGCGGGCGCGTAGTTCAGTGTAGTAGGCGATTTTGGGGGCTTGTTCGTCTTTGCCGTGGGCGGCTTCATCTAGGAAGAAGTCTTCCACGCCGAACCAATCATGATAGTTGCGGGCTTGTGCGATAACACTGTCGATGGGTTCTTCGCCGTATTTGGTGCGAATGTAGCCCATTGCTTTTTGCCCGTATTCATCACGGTTGATTTTGAGCTGGTTTGCAAAGTTTGTGTACGAATCGGAGCCGGGGCCTTCGCCGGGGCCTGAAGCCGGGTTGATGATAACGAAGGGGATTACGTCTGCTGCTTCAGCGAGCGCCTGCCATTTGGAGCCTTCAGATTGGTTGCGCAACCAAAAATCGGCGTAGAAGTATGAGGGTACGAAGATGGCGCGTTGTAGGCGGCGGTAGTGTGCCTGTTTCACTGCGATGCTGATTGCCTCTTGGATGTTTCCGCCGCTGGTTGTTTCAGAGGCCGGGGCGGCGGCGATGCTGATATGTTTCAGCGCGCCGTTTACTACTTCTGCGGTGATTATTGCGCCTTCATTTTGCACCACTGTTTTTGCTTCTTCGCGGGCTATTTGGCGTATCTGATCAGTCATAGGCTCTCCTAGTCTGTTTCGATGCTGAGTGTTGCGGTGCCATCGCCGTTAGGGGTGATGCGGATGCGGCCAGCCTTCACGGCGGGGGGTGCGGGGCTGTTCGCGGGGTGTGGTGCATAGATGGTGGTAAGGTCGAGGGTTTGCCCGGCCTGCACGGTGATAGTGCGGGATGGGAGCGGTACGGGGGTACCGGCGCTATCTCGAAGATTCGGGTACACCTCATAAGTAGCTTTGCCGTCTTTAGCTTCAGGTGAGATGGTCAGCGTAATACCAGACTCGCTTGTCGTAATGCCTGAAGCCTGCCAGTCTTCTACGATTTCGCCATCTTGAAGGCGGGCGGCTATTTTTGCCCCCCAAAAGAAGCTACCGTTTGCGGCAAATTCTTCTACTGCACGGAATTTGATTTCACCGTGCAGCGGTTCGTTTTTGCCGTTCACAGTTCGAGGGGTGACAAATTTTCCGATTACACGGGCTGTTTCAGTCATTGTGGGTTTCCTCGCTGGTTTCGCCCGAATTGGCTTGTGGTTCCTGGTTGTCGAGGGCGATAACACCTAGCTGTAGTTTCGCGTCTAGAAGTGCGTCTCGAAGGTGTGCGTTTTCTTCAGCTAGGTAGATGCATTTAGCTTGGAGCTGCTGTAGGGTGAGTTCCATTGTGTGCCTTTCTATCGTTCGCGGCGGAGAGGTAAGACTATGATGTCTACCCATGCGCCCGTTGCTCTCGCGTCTGTTCCGTTATTTACGAAGAGCTTACATCCGGTCTCGCTCAAATCTGAGACAGTGGCAATAAGCCCGTATGATGTTACAGCCTGTGCCAAAACGTAGGGTTTTTGCTCTAGCCTGTAGGGGAAATCTATCTTCCATTCACCCCATCCGCGCCCGTTCATATCGAATGGCCCAACAGGGATATGGAAAAAGTTCTCTGTCTGTGTGAACAGTCCGTTCAGTCGCATGTTGCCTCGAACACGGAGGGCTTCAGAGATTGTTACACCGCCGTTATTATCAACCACTAAGCCCTTGATTAACCCGTTTCGATCACCTTCATTGCGCATACCGAAACTGAACCACCCTGAAGGGTGCATGTGGATAACACCGTTTGGCGTGCTGCCTGTTACTTCATGGGGGCGCATCTCGATAATTGACGAAACGGAGTCAGTGGGGCCTTCAGGGTCAGTCGTCCAGATTTTCACGCCGGGGCGGCCCTCGCGTGCTGTACGGAGAGTACCAATGAAGTAGTTATCTTTCCCCATTGCGTCGATCTTGACTTGCTGCAACCCGTTAGCGTCGAAAGCCTGGATACCCTCTGCGTTGATTTTCACGCCGCGATCATGTGCAGTAGAGGTTTGCAGCAGACCGGATGTGATGATCTGCGAGGCCAGCTGCTCAACCTGAATCTTCTTCGCAATAAGTTCAGGTGTAACAATGTTCTCAATCACGGTTGCACGCTGAAGAACAGCGTCTTCAGTCACCACGAGCTTCTTAGTCTCAGCTGACATGGCGCTAACAATCTCAGCGGCCAGCCTCTCAGTCACATTCAACTGTCTAACATCAAGCGTGCCAGGTACGATAAGATCACGGCCATTGAACGGCGGGCGGGTTAGCTTCTTGATACCTGCGATAGCGGCTTCAGCTATCTTATCGTCCGAAATATCCTGACCGCCGCCCCCGCCGCCATTCTCAATAGCACGAATCCTAGACTCAGCATCCGCGAGCGCGGTTTCTGTGCTTTTTATGGATTGTTTGGCGGCTTCAACGATTTTGGTTGCTTCGTTTAGGCGTTCGTTGTATTTGGCTATTGTGTCGCCGTTCCAGGTGTATTTTTGTCCGTTGGTTGCGTAGTATGTTACGCCTTCGCCTGGTTGTGCGACTTTTAGACCATGCGGCACTGATGCAGGGGTTCGTAGCTGCTGCACGAGGTGGCGGAGTGTGTCGCCGGGGTTCGTTGGTCTCTGGTCTACGTAGCCTACCATTGTGCCGCCTGGAAGTCGATAGTGATTTTTCCGTCTAGGGAGCCGCCTAGTTTGATGATGCGCATTCGCCGGGTGCCGTCTGGAATGGAGAACCACCCTGCGGTTGTGACTGTTGCAACGTCTCCAACATGGAAGCTGCCTAGTGGTGTTTTGGGGTTATCCGCTAGAAATGATAGCGTCACTTGGTCTGTCATTACCTGTCTAGATCGTAACGCACCCCATGCCTTCTGTGTCAGCTGCGTTAGCTCTGATTGGTCTGAGTCTGTGATGACCGCTTCGAGGAATGGTGCACGGTGCTTGAAGACGCTGGTTAGGTCTTCTGCTATGCCGATTGCTTTTCCTTCGCCTTCACCTGATCCGGTGCACCATACACGATGAATGATGTCTTTTCCGGTTGAGTTGATGGAAACGTCTTCGATTAGCCCCTGCGGGGCGGTAGTATCAAAATCTGGTACCCACGTTTGGGGGATGAAGGGGTAGGTTTCGCCGCCGTGGCAGAAGTGCCATTCAATCTTTGTGTGCGTCTCGTTGGCCCATGCGGGGCGGATCATGATGTCTGGCCCGCCAATAACTTCAGAGAGTTCTTTCCAGCGTTTGCCGATCATGTTGTTTGAGACGTTCCATTTTTCATAGGTTCGTTCGCGCTGGCCTGTGTCGCCGAGGATTTCTTTATGGCGGATTGGGAAATATCCGCCGGGGCGATCCATAGCGTGCTTGCATAGCTCCCAGGCGATGTTTCCTAGCGTTGTGCCACGGTATTCTAGATGCTCCCAGATGGTACGGTTCTCGAATATCTCACGGATACCCTTCACCTTCAGCTCTAGCGTGTGCAGGGTTTCTTTCCCCCAATCCTGCACATACCCGGCGATAATGGGGTGTTCTGCCCCGTCTGCTGCGGTATGGGTGAGTAGCACGCCGCCCTGTGGTGGTGTGTACCATTCAAAGGATTTGGTCTTCAGGTCTTTCTTCTGCACGGTGAAGGATAGCTCTTCAACGCCGTTGAGGGGGATAGTGAAAGAGCCGCCGCTTTCCGGTTCGATGGGTGCGCCAATGTCGCCGGTGCTGAGATTCAAGAAATAGAATTTGAAAGCCATAATTCGGCGGCTCCTTCCTTGGTTTTTATTCGGATGCAACACCCATATCAACGATGGTGAATTGGTCGCCTGCGTAGCGGCGTTCTGTGCCACCGCGAACACGCCAATACCTGTAACCCCAAATATGGGAGATAACGTAATGGATTTTGTGCAGGCCGGGTTTGACCGTCCAGACGCGGGCAACATCCCTCGTATCGAAGACGTTGTTAAACTCGCGCTCTCGACAGAAGATCAGCTGATCATCTAAATACACGTCATATCGCACAACGCCCTGATCGGCGGTTGTTGCGCTCTCCCACTGGCCGGGCTTACCGTTTGCCACCGTGGAAGAGATACGAATGTCTATATTACGGTCAGTAGGTACAAAGAATGTGCCAGCACCGCGAGTAAAACTGCCTTGGTCTCGCACAGCGTCGTCTTCGTGATAATGGCGGTGCAGGATACCGAGCGAACCACCTACCGGGCGGGAATACACCGGGTTACCCGCCTCTGGTATAGCAGAGGTGGCAGACACACCGGCGCGAACCTCGCGCTTGGAAAGCATGACCGCGCCGGGTGGTACCGCCTGCCCGATCTTGACAACTGCTGAGTTATTGCCATCCGTTGCAGGCTGGTTCTGCTGAATATAGATGTAGTCTGTACGAGAAGCGAGCGGCGCGGCTGGCCGCGTGTTGATGGTCTGCTCTTGCACAGGGATACGAACAGCCCGGCCTTTGGCCAGATGCGCAACCACTGCACCGGCGTTCACCTTCCACGCAAGCGTCGAGGTGCCTTCCACCGTACAGCCATTGATAATGCCCGCCTCTGGATACTCAGCGGCGGTAATGGCTTGGATGTCTTCAGGTGTGGTACCCACACCCTCCTTAGTATTTGCGATGCCGAATCCTGTAGCCAATTTGAGGTCTCCTAAATGTATGTATCCGAAAAATTCACATCAACCCACCCACTAGAGGGCGCGAGCGCTTCCACTGCTACGGTGAAGGGTGAGTTTGCGGCGGCGGTGTGCCATTGGCGGCGGGTGAGTTCTGCTGTTTGGTCTGAACCGCCGATGATCATTGTTCCTTTGCCGCAATCAATGATTGCGGGGTTTGCGGCTTCGATAGCGTAGGGGTATTCGATGATGCGGTTGCCTGCGGTGATTCTGAAGCCGCTGGCCCAATCTCCTTGCACAACGTAGATGGGGGTTGCGTCTGCGTTGCCCTTGTGCTGTATGGTGCCTGCCTGTGGTGGTTTTTCGCCGTAGGACAGTACACCTGAAGGGGCGGGTGCGAAGAGTGGGAATCGTAGGCCGGTGCCTGTATCTGCTGGGAATAGCTGATAGATGCGGGCCGGGGATTTGAGGAACGGATCGGGTGCTACGAGTGGAACTTCAAACTCGACGGCGGAATCACCGAGCAGGGTTGTTTTCGGTGCGCCGTCGAGGCGAACAAGGGCGGTGAGTGTCAGGCCGTTATCTGCTGCTACGGTGAGAGAGCCTAGCCCGCCATCCCAGACTAGACCTGAGATGAAGCGGGCGGCGATTTCGCGGGCTTCCATACCGGGCATGTTTAGTACGCCTTTTAGGGTGATTGTTCGAGCGGAACGGCGGGCGGGTGCAGATAGGAAGCCATGCCCAATTTTGCGTTGAGCATCGGAGTTTTCTACCCCTACGCCGCCGTACCATCCTTCTATGTCTGTTACCCAAAATTCGCCGTCCTCTGAGGGCGCTTCATAGGTGCTCATAATGAGGTTCCCATGAGCGCCTTCTAGAGTGACTTCATAACGCATTACGCTAAGATGCCTTCCATTTGATGGGCGAATGCTTCGCCGAATCGTTTTCCGAAACGGTCAGGGTCCATGTCTTCATGACCCTTGACATTTACGGTGATTCCTGATTTCTGGCCGTATCCAACGCCGGGGCGTGCAGAGAAGCTACTCGATGCCGAAATCGGTTTGATGTTGCCGTGTGCACCGGATAGGTTCACACGCCCGTCGATTTCGTCAAGGACGAATACGTCTGCCAGCTCGCTAATGCCGTCTTGTGCAGCATCAACAATCGCGCCGGTCAGGTCATGGACTGAATCAACAACCATGTTCGCGTTCTTGCTAATGCCTTCTGCCAGACCGGCGGGAATCCACTTACCCACCTGATCGCGCATGACACGAGACGGCGAATGAATGCCTAGCGGGCCTTTCACCCAATCAGGCAGGCCAGAGGCGATGTTCTTCACAGCATCCATGACCGCGCCTGCGGCTCCCTTGATACCGTTCACAAGACCGTTGATGATGTCCTGGCCGATCTGTGTAACCCTTCCAGGTAGGCTAGTCAGAATATTTATGATGTCTGTGCCTAGCTGTTGGAAGAAGTTCTTCACGGAATTTACGCCGTTTTCAACGCCGCTCTTAATCCCGTTCCAGATTCCCTCAAAGATGCTCTTAATGCCGTTCCAGACGGCCTCCCAAATCGCTTTGATCAGGTTTAGAACGTTCTCAATAATCGCCTTGACAATGTTGATCGCGCCTTCTACAACGCCCTTGATCACATCCCAAACGCCCTTGAGAATATTCTTGATACCCTCCCAGACCATCTGCCAGTCACCCTTGATCACGCCGGTAATAACCTGAATGATGCCCTGGACGATAGTTAGCGCGCCTTGGATGATAGGAACAATTGCCTGGAAGACAACCGTGACAATATTCAAGATCGCCTGGATAGCAGGAATGAGAATCCCTAGCACAGTCTGCACGAGGGGCAGAATCGCTTCGATAATCGACAGGAACATCGGAATGAACGTCGAAATCACAAGAGCAACAAGAGGAACAATCGCTACCGCTATACCTGCGATAACTCCCACAAGCTGCGTAAACAGCGGCATAAGAGCCGTAAGGACATTCGAAGCCAAATCCAAAAGCACGCCCGCAAGCTGCCCAATCATAGGAAGAATTGGCGCGAGCGCGGTACCGATTTGAACGAATGCTTCTGCAAACTGTGGTATCAGCGTGAGAAGCGCGCCGCCTAGTTCCACGAATGCGGGCAACAGCTGCCCTATGATCTGTTCAACGACAGGGGCGAAGGCTGTTACGATGTTCGCGCCAAACTCAATGAACATGGGTATGAGCTGCTGCACCATAGGCAATAGCGCCATGAACTGCGTAGAGATGTTCTCGAAGAATTGCGTGAACACTGGCCCGAGGTTAGCGAAGGTTGCTTGCAGCACCTCGAATACTCGCTGTATCACGGGCAGAACCGCGTTGAACGAGTTCACAAGCAAAGTGCCAACTGCGTTGCCTAGCCGCGAGAGTGGTTCCATGATTGCAGGCACCACGGGGGCGATGCCCTGCAACAGTCTTGAGAATGCGTTACCTAGCGATTCAATCGCGGGGCCGATCTGTGCAATAGCTGGTTGCAGCGTTGTTATCAGATCGTTTCCGAATGCAGCGAGCGCGGTTCCTATGGCTTGCAGTACTGGTTGTATTGCTGCCATGAGGTTTGCCCATATTTGGCGGCCTGCTTCTGTTTGGGTGAAGAAGGCGGCTAGGGCTGCGGCTGCTGCGGCGATCCCGGCTAAGATGAAGGTGAAGGGGTTCGCCCTGATTGCTGCGGTGAGTGTGCCTATTGCGGTGCCTGTTGCGGATGTTGCGGTTTTGAAGACTGTTACGCCTACTGCTGCGGCGCGGGCTGCGAGGTCGTAGGCTTTGAAGGCGATGGAGCCTGCTTGTGCTGATTTGCCTAGCTCTGCGATTTCTGCTGCGGTGCCTGCACCGCCTGCCATGAGCTTCCATCCTTCAGCGAGGTTCTTTACCGCGCCTACGGTTCCTGTTACCGCGTCTGTTGCTGTTTTCCATCCGTCGAGGGCGGATTTTCCGATGCTGATTCCTGTTGCCACGCTCTTGTAGGCTATGGCTATGCCGCCTACGGTTGCGATCAGTGCGGTTACCGCGCCTTGATGTTCGTTCATGAGCTGTGAGAGCTGGAACAGGGCGGTGGATACGCCTTCAAGGATGGTGATTAGTGCACTGAACGCGGCTTCTAGACCTGAACCGCCTACGGAGCCGCTAAGGTTTAGAATGGAGTCTACGAGGGGCAGGAATGCTGTTGCTAACGCGCCGATGACTCGAATCAGGTTTAGTCCGATGCCTGCGAATGAGTGCAGTACGACGGGCAGGTTTGATCCGAGTACTTCGCCGATTTTGCGGGCAGCGTCGATAATGCTTGTGCCATGCCCTGAGAATGCTCCGCCTAGCCGTGTTAGCTCTTCCTTGATAAGCCCTGCTGTGACTGCGAAGGCGGTTCCTACCCACGGGGGTATCGCGTTCACGAATGCTTCACGGAAAGCGGTTGCCGCCTGCACGGCTATATCGAATCCTGCTTTGACGGCGGGGCCGATAGCGCGGGCGGCGTTGCCTGCAAGAGAAACGAGGCTTTCGAGCGCGCCGCCTAACTGTGTACCAACGACTTTGCCGAATGCCTCTACTGGTTTCATCCAATCCTGGAAGGCCAGGAAGAATTTTGTAAGCTGCGGGTAAATACCTTGCAGAACGTTAGCGCCGAAACGGCCCATCGCGGCTTGTGCGTTAGCGAATGCGCCGGGTAAGGTTTTACCCATTTCGTCTGCAACCGTACCGGATGCTTTAGTCATGGCCGCTTCGAATTGTTCAAAGCTAATCTCACCTTTAGAAGCCATCTTGAAGACTTCATCGGATGTTACGCCGAATTGATCAGCGAGCGCCTGATAGATTGGGATGCCACGGTCTGCTACCTGTTGCAGTACGTCGTTTTGGGCTTTGCCGAGGGATGCCACTTTGTTGTAGATGGCTCCCATTTCTTCCATGCTAGAGCCTGAAGCGGCTGCTGAGTTGGAGACTGATTTTAGGACGGCTTCGAGGCGTTCGCCGGGTTGGATACCGGCGGCGACTGCACCTGCTGCGGCGGTTGCCGCCGCGTCGAGTCCGAATGCGGTTCCTTTCACTGCGGCGGATGCGTTCTGCATGATCAGTTCGACTGATTGCGCATCGTTGCCTAAGCCGCGTAGTTTGGCTTGCGCCATGTCGATTGCTTTTAGGCGGTTGAAGCCTTTGGTGAAGGCGGCTCCTAGTGTGCCACCTATGGAGATGCCAGCGAATGCTTTTGCGACTAGGCCGGGTATGGTGCCACCGAATATTTTCCCGAATGCGGATGTTGCGCGGCTGCCCGCGCTTGATCCTGCCCTATCGCCTGCGTTCGCAAACTCAGAGACAATTTGAGCGCCCGCCCCTTTGGTCGAGGCCAGCACTGTTACATAAGCCTTTGCAAGCTCTATTCCTCCTGCCATGCTTTACCTTCTTCCTTTGGGGGCGGGCAATTCTTTTATCGCGTGTTTTCCGGTACTGCACCCATGCGCTTCTTAAGCCATATTTCGGCTTCTGTGAGAGACATAGTTTTGTTGCCACCGAGCTTTGCGGTGGATTCATCCTGTATCCCTGGCCGTGGTATGGGCTTAGGTTTACGGCGGCCCTTCTGCCCGTCTTCTGACCGTTGCCAGTTCGCGGTGACAAGCTGATCAATAGCTGCTGCGAGAAGGTGTGCGTTCATATCCCACCCACTGGATAGGGCCTCTGCCAGAGCGCCGTCTTTGGGCGGGTTTGCCGCAATGGCGGCGGCGATGCAGAGGCCGTAATCCTGTGCGAGGGTTTCTACGGTTGCGCCGTAGAAGCGGATGCAGTCAATTTGTAGAAGCTCGCGGTGTTTGCGGAGTATGACCGCGAGCTTTAAGAGTTTGGGTTCAGTTCTTCCATGAGGTCTAGGAAAAACTCACTGTACGCGCTGAAGGGTACCTTTCCGGTTTCGTCTCGAAGGACTTCCTTCAGCTCCTTCACCTGCTCTTCGCCTAGAATCGCTTTAGTCACGGTGAAGACGGCGCGGGGGTTGCCATCCTGCAAACCGACGATTTCCTCCATGAGGTCTGCATCGTCGAGCGTGTCTGTATCCACCGTCCAGGTCTTGCCGCGAAGTTCCACTTCTGCGATGGTGCTATCAGATTTCTTAGCGCGGTAATCCTGCGGCTTCACGATGCCGTACTCGTTAGGGCGGGCAACAGCTGCGGGGCGGTTATTGGGCTTACGGTTCTTTTTCTTTGACATGTCAGGTCTCCTTTATGGTTTGGGTCTTCCTACGGTATGGTTCTGCCCCGGCGTAGAAGACCCAAAACGCCGGGGCAGAAAAACATGAGGTGATTAGGCCATGTACTGGTAGACCTTGATACCCTTGTTATCGGGGTAGGCAACAATGGTTACCTGGTAGCCGATGGCCTCTTCATTCTTGAAGGTGACTTCGCCGCGCTCTGTCACCTGACCATCGGGGATAACAAGGCGAACAGTCTTGTCACCGTCGAGAACGTCAAGAACATAAGTCTCGTGCTTTGCCTGCTTACCCGTGATCTTGACTGCGGTCGCGGTCGCGTCAGGATCGCTGTAAAACAGTTCGAGAACTTCCTTCTTAGTCTCGATCATGGTCATTTGGTAACTGACCTTATGCGATGTCTGGATCGTGCGAACAATGTCGCCGTTCTGCCACGCCTTAATGTCGCTGGTATCAGCGTCGATGGTCTGAGTTACGCCGTCTTCGCTGATATATCCAAGATCAACGAATGCACTGTTCAGCGGCGGTGTTGCAGCGGCGCTAGTAGGCAGAGCCGTAGCCAAAGGTGCTTTATAGAAGGCACCGGATACGGCGACGCGAACATTTGAAGCCTGGTTTGCCATATTCTCTTACTCCTTATAGCGAAGTCTCTAGCGAGCGCTTCGCGGTTTCGTCTGTGATTTGCTGGCCTCTGATGCTGATTCCCCAGTTTTGGCGGAATCTGGGAATGTCTGCTTCTGCATCGGGTAGCCATACAATGCCGCCAATGGGGGCGGTGCGGTAGATGGTGAATCCGTAATGCTGCCCTTGAAGGGCTGTAAGGTATGCTTGCGCAAGTTCTGCGATGCGGTATGCTTCGCGTTCATCATCTTCTACCCACACATCGAGAATGAAGTTTTTCGTTGCGTGGATGACTGATTGTGTGCTGCCACCGGATGGGGTTATCAGAATGAATTTCTTAGGGCGTGGGTTTGGCACACGGGCGATATGCACAGGAATACTAAGGTTGTGTTCCAGGTACCGTTTCAGTACGGCGTGTATATCGTCATATACGATCAGGTTTCCCATTATTTACCCCATCCTGCTACCGCTTTGGAGAGTGTTCCGTGTTTGCGTTCTTCTCGCATCCCAGCCGCGCCATTGGCGTAGACATGGGCTGTTGCGGTTTTGCCGCCTGCCCTGACTGAAGTCGAGAAGTTATCCCCTGCACGAGAGCGAACCTTGTTTGCCTCTAGGGCTAGAAGCTGCTGCATACCCGGTGATGTACGGAGCGCGTAGAAGCCGGGCAGGTTCAGAACCACTTTCGTTTTCGCCATGTCGTTCTACCCTTCTACCCTCTTGAGGTTGATACGGTATCCGCCGGTGAATCCGAAAGGGCCATTCGTGTAGTCTTCAGGCCATCCGATTACGGTGTATTCAAGACCTGTAATCACAATCTTGTCGCCGGGGCTACAGAATGGTTCAGGGGCGTAAAGGTCGAGGTCTCGCTTCACGCCCGTTCCTAAGTCTCGAATCTCTATATCCGGTGTGGGAGGTGCCCAGGCATACACGGGTGTTGAGACGGGCGGGGCGAACGTCTTACGCTTCTTACCCCATTCGTCTTGTGCCCCTTCTGCCTTGCGGTAGTGCATGACATGCTTTTGCGGGCGCATGATCAGCATTAGCGAATACTCCCATCCATGAGGTCATAAGCGAATGCCTTCTGTGCACCCACACCTAAGAGCTTCTTCTCTGCCTTAGTCAGATATAGCGCCCCGTTTGGGTTGGAAAAACTCACCTGCTGGTTGAACGGCCCGGCGGTCTGCGTGATAGATGATGCGCCATCGGGAAACACAGATGCGATGATCGAGCGTTTCACAATGGCGCAAGATACCATGATGATTACTTGACGTTCGAGCTTATCCCAGCGCGGGGCCGATGCCCGGATAAGCACGCCTGCATCTGATAGCAGCTGATTGGCGTGTTCATCCGAGCCGGGCGGCATATCAGGCCAGCGAGCGCGCAAATCTTCAGCTGTGACTACTGGAAATGTGTTTGTCATGCTCTCTGGCCCTTAGTCTAGATGGTGTACTTGACGAATGCGTCCTTATCGGCGACAAGCAGACCGTATTCGGCTTCTGCACGCACTGCTACGAGGTTGTTCTCGAAGAGGGAAACGAGCTTTCCGCCGATGGTTACTGCGGCCTCTGTGGATACGTCGAAGGTAATTCCGCCGACGGTACCCCAAACAACCTTTGTGAAGTCGCCGCCGAATCCGACGGTTGCGCCGGTCTCAGTGGACGGGGCTACCTCTTCAGCGAATAGAGCGTTTCGCCCTAACAGGGTGCCAGAGCGTACCGGCTCTGCGGTGCCATTGGTGGGAGCAGAGATGAAGATAGGCCGCCCGGTGGTATCCATTGCGGTGTTCATCATTGGTTCGACAATATCGTCGAAGACGAAGCCGTTTAGCTTCTTGCGGGCCTTTGCCAGCAGGTCGAGGCCGCTGTTCACATCCCCGAAAAGGCCGCCCTGCGGCTGCTTTGCGGTACCGAGCTTCACGGCCTTAGTGGTGGCTGCGAGGTTCTGCTCTGCACCAAAGGGCGAAGAGGTACCGTGCAGGGCCGCCGCGTCGAAAGCCTTTGCGAAGGCTTCGCCGATGTCTTCGCGGATAAGGTTCATGAAGTTGCCAGGGTTAGCACGGACAACTTCAGCAGAGACAGGGATGATGACCGCGAGCTTCTGCGGCTTGATGGTCTTCAGAGCCATCTTTTCATCGGAGACGGGCTTAGCCGCGCCTTCTGCCACCCACCCGGCGCGAGGCTTGGAGGTAACCACGGGTACAGCCGCGCCGTTAGCGGAAAGCGGTACCTGTCGTGCGAGCTGCTGCACGACGGAGGCGCGCTTAGCCTCTTCGAAGTACGCCTGTGCAATGTCAGGCTGAATAAAACCGGAAAAATCGGCGGAACGTACTGCGTTCTCTACAGTCATAGTCTTTTACTCCTTGGTTTAGCGAGCGCCTAGCGCTGCTTTGAGTTTGTCTAATAGCGGGTCGCCGTTTAGGGGCATGTTCAGTTCACCCTCTGATGGGATGATCGTTTTCTTGACAGGGGTAGCCGGGGTGAGAAGTTCTGCGAGCTGTTTTGCGTGTTCTTTCAGCTCTTTTTCATCTGTACCTCGAAGGGCTTCAGCGGGCACGCCGTACTCTTTCGCGGCGGCGGTTCGCCATTGCTGTACCTGGTTTGCTTTTTCGAGGCCAGCTAGTTTTTCTTCTGCCTGCTCTGCACGGGCTTTGAGCTCATCGGCGGCGGCGGCGCGGTTTTTCAGTTCGTCGTAGTCAGCGAACTTATTCCGTGTGCGTTCTAGCCGTTTTGCGATGATGCGGTCTAGCTGTTCCTGCGAGGTGATCGGGTGAAAGCCTTCTGCTTCTGTGGCTTCTGCTTTCTCTGCTTCAGGTTCAGGCGCGGCGGTTTCTTCTTTTACTGCTTCTGCCTGTTCTATGGTTTCTGCCATGATGGTTTGCTCCTAAATGCGCCGTCCCTAAATGGGGACGTGTTGGCCAGGCGTTTACCCCCGCCTGTTTCGGGTAAGTCTAGGTTCGCGGGTATATATCGGGGTATAACTCGCGCATCTTTGCGACAATATCGACGGGCTTCAGACCGATTGAGTAGCCTAGCTCTTTCTCTAGGGCTTCTCGTGCAGCCTCGTACCGCTTGTAGTCTTTGTCTGGTTTGTAGCCTCTAATCTTGGGTGGTTTACCCCATGCAGGCACGATTACACAGTCGCAATGGCCGTGGTAGCCGCGTTTGATGCCTGCGGCGGCTTTCTCAGAGGTGTACACGAATCCACGGGATGCGAGCATACGACAGAATGGGCATGTTTCATTCCCTGCTGGCACTCGTGCGAAACGTGGCTTCGCGGGGTCGTTTTTGACACTCTTGATAATGGTCTCGCGTGAACCTGCCTTGACTACACGATCAATGAAGCTACTGAGATCGCCGGTGAGACTATCGAGCGCATCGGGGTTGTCGTTCAGGCGCGTCATAAGCCACCTGACTTTAGCGTCGATTTCTTCAGATGGCATATCATCGGCTAGGGTTGCGCTGAAGTCTTCATCAATCACGGTGCGGCGTAATGTCTCGTACCAATCTGCGGTTAGGCTTGCAGCGCCGCCGCGATATTTACCTAATATCTTCTCAAGGTGCTTGATCAGTTCATCGCGGGTTACGTTGATGGGAGTACCGGGCGGGATTTTGAGCATCCCGGCCAGTACTTCATCTTGAGCTTTTTCTGATAGAAGGTTGAGCGATGCGACGAGCTTATCTAGTTCCGAGCGGATTTCATCTTGTCGAGACGCCATGCCCAACCTCCTATCAAAATCTATTCTTCAGGCTTCACACCCGCATCGGCTGCGGGCTTCTCTTCACCTGAAAAGTTGTTATCCACTTCAGTAGTCGCCTCCTTAGGCTTCTGCTGCTGTGCAGTGGCAGCGAGCGCTTCTAGGATTGATGAACCTTCAGTGCGGCGCTTGTCTGCCATGAGTCGTTGAATCGCCGAATCGTCATAGCCTAGCTTTTCTAGGATGACCGGCGATTGTGCGAGCCACGGCATGACCTGGACTTGCTTCAGCACTGCATCGGCTGCGGCTGCATCTGAGACATGGACGGTGGGAGCGAACCATGCTTCAATCTTTGTTAGCCCCTCGATCTTAGACGGGTCGTTTATGCCCTCTCGAAGCATTACCGCTGTTACACCGATTCGGTTCAGTGCTGATTTGAAGCCCCTAATGGTTCGATCTGCTGCCAATCGGAGCGGGTCTCGTTGAGACTGAATCGCTGAATCGGAGGCCGGGTTATCTGAAGGGAATCCCAGTTCATCAATCGGGATTTGCGACTCAGCGGCCAGCAGAGATGCCCATTGCCGCAACTGGTCAGTGTGCGGCTGCATACTCATTTGTGAGAACTGCCCTACCTGCGGCACCTGTCCGTCTTCATCTCGTGAGATGGTCAGCATTTTAGATATGACCGCTGACCATTTGGAGCCGGTCAGCGCGTCTTCATCTGCACCGAGCAGGTAGCGTTGAGGGGATGCGTAAAATTCGGCGCTGATTTCGGATCGCACAACGGTACGAATGGCCGAATCAGTCAGGGCCATCACGGCGCGAGAGATACGCGAGCGCCCAAAGGGCTTACGAAGGTCTGCACCGGATACGACAGGCACAATGAGCGGGCGGCCTGTAGGGTTTGGGATGGTTTCAATCTCCCAGCCGCCGCCTGCTATGGCCTGCATGATGACTGTCTTATCAGGGAGGTACACGGTGACTTCACGGGGTGTTATATCACCACTGTTCGATGTGTCAGCTTTGGTGATAGACAACCCCGCTTTGATGTTGCGGGTGCGTTTATCCCATATGCCTGTTGCCCAATGCGCCGATTTCGGCAACAGCAGGATTTCAGGCTCTCCCTTGCTCTTATCTCCCTGCGTGATCGTGATGAAAGCGCAAGAATGAGTGAGAGCAGATGCGGCGGTTTGCGCGAATGTCTCTCTGAAGTCGTTATCGGCGACGATGGTGTTTAGCCCGTGCGGGTCTTCATCTTCACCTGCGGCAACGAACCTCTCAAATTTGATGCGGTCTGCGAGAACATCGACGGTTTTCGCTGGCCAGCCTAAGACGCTGTTGATGTTCTTCAGCGAGGGCGGCGTTGAGATACCTAAGTCCTTCAGTCCGATCTTCTGATCGTAGTATTGCTGCCTAATGATGTTGCGAGCGCGTTTCTTGTCGAGGCGCTGCATCATTTTTTGTACGAGTTCAATTTCGGATGCAGATAGCGTTTGTTCTGCGTTCTGAGTAAACCCGGCGGGTACGCCTTGTACGATCATACGCTGATTACCTGCTTCCTTTTTCCTTTTCGTCTTGTCATTTTCGCGCCCCAAAACGCGAGCGTTGCGGCTTCAAATAGGGACACAGAGCCGCCTTCAGGGGCTTGCCATCCGAAGCCGCCGCGAGAGCCAATCTTTCGGCGATGCGCCGATAGGGCCTGTTGTGTTAGCTCTGGTTGTGCACTGTGGGAGACGGTCTCACTAATCACAGCCTGATCAAACATTGCGTGTGCTGCGATGACCTGCTCTAGCGAGGGCTGCCATATCAGAGTCTTTGACCTAACCCCGTTTTCCCTCAAGGCGTTCACGAGATAACCCACGCCCGCTTTACCGTCGATCACGATTTGAGCGGCGCGGTCTGCACGCTCTACCAAGAAATCCACAAGCCATGTTGTACCGCTAGATAGCGGCTCTGACCGGATACCCTCAATGAAGATAGGCCCTTCTTCAGGGCGGCGGGCAACAGCGAGCGCAACCTCTAGCCCATCGGGTGAGAATCGCACGCCGTATACATCGCGGCCTGACTCTGGTAGTTCGCCTTCTAGCCTGTTCCATGCTTCAGGTTGGAATGCCTTGTTAGCGAGCGCCTTTTCATCCCAGATGCCCAATCCTTCGCGGCGGAATGAGTCTTCAGAGCCTAAGAGCTTTTTCATGCGTTCGAATGCTGTAGTTGAGACGCGGGACGGGTACGACGGGTTAGCTTTCTCCCATTGCTTCTTATCATCGAGTCTCGCGCCTGGATCGGCGGAGCATTCGATATAGAGAGTGTCCTTATCGCCCTTGAGTGCGTCTTCGCGGCGCTGTGTAAAGACTTCGCCGGGGTCTACCGGGCGCGGCGGCGTACCCATCATGATTACAAGGCCGTTTGGTGCTGCGTTGGTTGCAGGCACCATATCATCCATTGCTTTCTCAGTCAGAATTTGGGCCTCGTCCATAACGATAACGTCCACTTCAGGAAAACCACGGCCAAAGCCGTTTTCACGAGCGCCAAATAGAACACGCGAGCCATTCCGAAACTCGATAGCCTCCTGGCCTGCACCACGGCGGATATGGGCAATGAACGGTTTAATATCCTGCCTGTTCACAATGCCCTGCATCGCCGAAAAGGTCTCATTATGCGTCCTTGACCGGTGCGCGCTCCATAGCACTAGCGTGTTTGGCTTAGCTGCACAGAGCGCTAGAATAAACCCGGCGATCATGTGAGTCTTTCCCACCTGTCGAGGGATGGAAACTACAGCGCCGCCGATACCACAGGCGTACATGCCGTTCTCACGCTTTGCGAAGATCAGCTTACCTATGCCGATCTGCCATGCGTCGAGCGGGTACCGCATCCTGACAAGCTGCTTAGCGATTGTAGGCCATGCCGTCGTTACGATGCCTTCAGGTATGCAGAGATGCCTAGCGACTTCAGATAGAAGCCGGGTTGAATGGGAGGTCTGCTTCTTCACCGTCTGGAACCTCCACGTATTCTAGTTCATTTGCCACTGCTTCAAGGTCGCTGATTTCCTTGTCGAGTTCAGCGAACCTACGCACGAGCGCGGCCAAATCCCTAGCGAGTGTGTTCTCAGAGTCTATATGAGCTGCCAGTTTTAGCCGCATGGCCTTTAGCCTGTCGAGCTGCGTACCGTGCATAGTTGCACTGGTCAAAGAATGTTCATCGTCGAGAAATTCTTCATGATTAATAGGTGGTAGATGCTTTACATTAGCCATTTCTGCCCCTTTCAAAAAGAATCCCAATAAATAATAAATATCCACCCTTGATTATAACTAATCAATTGTGGAAAAAACCGGTGAATATATCGCTATCGCCGGGGGGTGTTCGCCTGGCCCGCCGATGGGGGCTTGCCCCCACCCTTCGAGCCTTCTTTCAACCGATGTCCCCTAGCTTCGTTTTCACTAAAGTCTTGTATATGTATGCTCACACGTATATTGCATTAAAAACATGAAAATGTTTATTTTTTTACCATTTTCCTTTTGTTTTTAATTTAATTGGTTGTGCAATGCGAAGAGTCTTTATTCTTTCTTGTGCTCGCTTTCCGCCGAGCTTTCCGCCGAGCTGCTGGTTACATCGACGGCAAATGATGCGGATGTTGTCGAGAGAATCTTTGCCACCGTTTGCGTGCTCTTGGATGTGGTCAGCTTCAGGTGAGTTAGGTTGCTGACTGCGTGAGTAGTCGAGGGCAACACCACAGCGAGGGCATGTGTACTGATCATTAGCTAATGCTTCAGCGATTGCCTTAGCCCTAAGAGCTTTCCACTTTGTGGTTCCTGTTCGAGATGTTGCCAATGTTCTTACTCCTATCCGCCGGGGGTATAGCCAAGGGGGCCGGGGAAAGAACGAAAGACCCGGCCCCCCTTATTGGTGGTACCCCCCAGGGGTGCATCATTACCTCCCCCTGAGTTCCTGCCCCCCTCTCAAATTGGTAGGGGGGGCCATGCCTAACTACTGCCTTCCCCCTGAGAGATTGAACAGAAGACATAGTTCAGGTAAGCCCCCTTAGGTTAGATGCTCTCACAATCTTTTGCAACAACCCCCGTTGCAACGTGGCACCGCCCCCATATCTGCTGCACTCAGGCCGCGAGAAACATATCCCCATCCCATTCAATAATTGACAAGAGTTCTTCACGCGGGGCCTCGAATCCACAGTACTTGCAGATGCACCCGGCTACCTTATCATCCTGCCATCGAACATGCAGACAATGCTTCTTTATCTCTTCGCCCTCAAGGTTCAACTGGATAAAGAACTTATATCTACACTCAGGGCAGGCAGCATCCAACGGGGTTAGCTTCTCAGGATTCAGGAAGTCTTGTATCTTCGCAACCCACCCGGTAGCCCATCCTTCTACTTCACCCATGCCGCCGATACCACACAAGGTAAGGACTTGAACGAGATCGCGAACATTTCCTTCACGAGTCGATGCGCTCCATTTCGGAATGCCGAAACGCTCCAACTCTTCATCAAAGTCTTTGAGCATATCCAACACTCCAACATCCAGAGGTGCACCTGACTTAGCAGAAGTACCGCCGCCCGATGCTTCACCGGATGGAGTCACCGCCTGCTCAAGCTGATAGATCAACCCATGCCCCCGGCCCTCCATATCATGCAGCGGCTTCAATGCTTCAATAGCTCTCGATACCGCATCCATTTTCACGGCGTTAGTTTCCTCTTTCATCCCTGCCCCCTGTCAAAGTCTTAGCAATGTTCCCGTTCGTCCAATCACACGGCCTCCATACATCCGCATCTTGATTGGCCGCCTTCAAAATCTCTAACCAATGCTTCTGTGCATCGGATACCCTACCCTTCATAGTCTTTAGCTCCCTGTAGATAATTTCCCCGCGCCGTGGATGCACGAGAACCAGATCAGGAAAACCAGAAGGCGACCGCCTCGAATCGTGAGTATGGTAGTACTCCCATCCCAAAGCCCTAGCTAACCCGATAATCTCAGATTGAAACTCAGCTTCATTCCAACCCTCGACAATCCGATTTCTAGCCGTCCACGCTGTTTGAGTTTTCACCTTTCGTCCTTTCATTTTTCAGTTCAACCCCGCTAAAGCGGCGGTACCGTCCAG